ACCAGCATTACCTTTATACTTTGGAGATACCCAAGTAAATCCTCCTTCAATATTACCACCATCACTATACGTAGGACCATTAGCACCCAACCTTACGTCTTGGCTTGGTCCTTCATATAACTGAGCTAATTCTTGTGGACCATATACAGGTGATTGTTGTTCTTGACCAAACGAATTAACTGGCAAGTCACCACCAGGTGAAAATACTCTTGACGGGTCAGATGTTTTTGAACCAACATAAAAATCACTATTGTTAGTTGTTGAACCAACAATAACTCCGGCAACTCTATCAAATAGAGTTCTGTCGTAATCAGGTTTAAATTTGTTATAATCTAAATTACCAAATAATCTTGATTTTTGACCTCCTCCTGTATTATTTAAAAATAATTGTGAGCCAGTTTTATCACCACCTAATAATCTATTAAAAAATTTACCAACGCCATTATTTGATTGTCTAAAAGCGTTTTGTAATTGTGCTATAGTTGTTGGTTGTCCTGGATTAATACTTGTATCAAAATACGAACCCGGTATTGTTGATACCGGTAATATACTTCCTGCTAACCTTAAAGCATAATTGGTTGCCGCTAATACAGGATTGGCCGGCATTGTAATAGTATAATCAGGTTCTATAAGTGGAACCCTACCTGTAACTAAATTCAATACGTCAGTACCACTTCTAACATTAAAAACGTTAGCTCTTCCTACCGTATTTTTCGCTATCTCCCTATTAATATTATTTTCAAAAGATTCTTTTAATTTTACAGCTCCTAATCTAGCCAAAAAAGAATCTTGACTTAATAAACCATTACTACCTAAAGGGTCTTTAGTTAATAAAATAGATGCTGGAGAATATGATGAATTAACTATTGATGCAGGATATGGTTGACTATTTGGTGTTCTGTCTTGGTCAGGTCTTACCGTTTCAAAAGATGCAATAGCGTTTGCAGCATCAAAAATTTGTGTTGTATCCGCATAAGCATTTAATGGTCTCCAATTTCTTGGAGCATCATATCCCTCATCAATTATATGAGCGTCTTGGAACCCATATTCACCTTCATTTGATTTATTATTTAACAAAGAACCTGGGTCAGGGACTTGTTTATATCCACCATCATTACCATATTGGTTTAATGGAAATAATTTATTTGCAAAGGAAGGTTCGTCAATAAGTTGGTCCGGACTATCTATAACAGATAAATCTGATTGAATTACTTCGTAATCAATTGGGGGGTCAGCTTTATTGGGGGACTTGGCATAAGGTACTAAGTTCCTTGTTATCAATTTTTTTCTAAACCCCGCAGAATCTATCAGTAGTGGACTTGGCATCTATATGTTATTTATAATAAATAGATTATCTATAATTTTTTTAATTTTAGGTCATCCCTGTTTCTTTTATTGAACCGCTCTCAATTAAACTTTTTCTAACAAAACCAATGACACCATCTTTAAATTCTTTTTTAAATTCAACACTCCCCAAACTATCTTCAAGTAATTTTTTATCCACACCTAATGTTGAATTAATATTAATATTCATAGTTAAAGAACCAAAATCAATTTGTCCGTCAATAGCTGTTGTTAATGATTCATTACCTGTTCCTTTAACTCCTCTTAAATTATCATAATTGGCAGATGCAATTTGACCTGTTTGATTTGGTGAGGCAACAACTGGCATACGAACATTTTGATTCGCTTCCGCTTGTGGTGTCATTTTTGTTTGTGGTTTGGTTGTGTTTGGATTTGTTACTTGTGTTGTTGGTTTTTGTTTTGTTGTTTGTTTTTCCCCGTTAAGATATTTTGCCAAAGGTTCAAATATTTCACTTTTAGCATATTTTTCAATATCACTTCTTCCTGGTTCTATTTTTTTATTGATATCTTTAATAGCGTCTTTTAATACCGTTAACGCGTCTCCTTGTACTCCTTTAAATTTACTTTCTAAGTTTTTTTCAGTTTCTTTTATTTTTAATTGGAAATCTTTATCACTCATCTTATCTTTACCTTTAACTAAATCCGCAATTCCTACCATAGCTTTAGATAATTCTTCCGTAATTGGAGCTTTCTGTACAACTCCGCTAACAGTTCCAGTAACAACATTTGAAAGTCTATCAAGCCCTGAAATATTTTTTCTAATAACAGACAAGTCAGCAACACTGTATCCAATTTTTTCAGAAATTGATTTAACATCCGCTGCAATTCTTTGAGTAATATCTATTTGGCCTCTAGCAATATCTTCCATAGTTTTTGGAGCTTTTTCTTGAATTTCTTTTAATTTACCAAATTGGTCTTTTGTAACATCTCCAAGCCCTTCCCATATTTCTTGACCTTGATTATCTAATCCAAGTTTAACTTGATATTTACCATTATTCATTACCGCCATATTCGCCAATAATGTCCTATCATCTTCAGGAATATCTAATTTAACATCAGATAATCTTCTATTTAAATCAGCGGATGCAATTGCCGCTTTTGATAATTCAGCTGCGGTTGTTCCTAATGGACCTGCCATTTCTTTTAAAGTTAAAATCCCTTGTGGATTTATTTTGAATGTTTTTGTTTTTTCATCAAATTCCGTAAACTGTTGTGTCGCTTTAATAATACTATCTTGTAATGCTCCCGGATTTACCAAAGCATCATTCATCATAGTTAATGGGTCACCTAAATCCCCAACAGCAACTCCCAATCTTTGAAATGCAGATGCAGCTTCTATAGCTCCTTCAGGACTTAACACTTTATCCGCAAAATCTGCAGTTATTCTCATATCAAATTTTAACATTGAAGCTTGTGCTGCCATCTTTGTTAAACCTTCAACACCATTAGAAAAATTAAATCTATTTAATAGGTCCATGTTGTTTAAAACATCTCCCATAACTGTTTTGGCATTAAGTCCAATACTTTGAACATAATGCACAGAATCCTCAACATTTTTACCTATATTTTCAGTTTGAACTCCAACATTACTAAATGCGGTAACAATACTTCCAACACTTTTACCTAAAACTTGTGATGTTGCATATAATTTTCCAATAACTTCTTCCGTTTCAATAACATTTCTTCTAGAAGATTCCGCAATATCTGTTATTGTTTGTCCAACATCAGTTATAGAACCACCAAGTCTTGTAACAACAGGTACCGCCTTAGCAAAGGCTGAGGACATTTCATCAATTCTTGCGCCAGAAGTTAAAAAAACTTTGTCCAACTCTTTTGCCGCCAAATACATTTTTTCGGTAGACATTGCCATATTTTCTAAAATTGAAAATCCCTTTTTTGTAGAATCTGCAATAGATTGCATATTTTTTGACATGTCTTCAGCATTTTGTTCTGAACTTTTTTGTTGTTGGAAATCTGCCATAATATTTTTTTTGTTCTATTATAAATAGAAGAAGGACTGATTTTTCAGTCCTTCTTGTTCTCTTCAATCCATTTATCGAGAAGATATTTTCTAACGAAAATTGGCATCTTTTCGAAATCTTGATATGTTATTTTCATTAATGTATTCAAATAGTAAAATTCATCTATTTGACCTTTCCTATAATCAGAAGAAAGGACGAAAGAAATCAACCCCAAACCCAACATTAAATGTTAGTTTTTCTCCTGATGGGGCTGTTACTGTTCTATTCATATCTAATTTTGGTTCGTTTGAATCCATAAATTGTCTAATATATTTTGAATCCGCAATAGGCATTTGTTCTACAAACTTTGCAATTTCGGCTCTATCAGTACTTCCGTCAACTTCAATAATTTCTTTTTGTAGTCTCCATGTTACTTTCGGAGCAACTCTTCCTTGAGGATACGACTCTGTCATTTTTTGTATTTCCATAACCTCACCATAACTTAATGGTTTTATCTTAACCGTTGATTGTGATTTAGGTAATGGTGTTACAAACGTACCATCTTCTAATGGAGTTTGTCCATTAATTATTGGTAATTCATCCAATCTAACAGTTGTTTGAAATGGCTTCCTTGTTTGGGGGTCAGTTAAAGTTAAATTTATTTCCGGTCCGAAAGCAGTGTTTCTTAAGAATATTAAAACTGATTCAACATCACCTTCTAATAAATCTTCCACTCTAACATCTGGTTCGTATATCTTTGCTCTAAGAAGGTTTAATGTAAGGTCTGCTCCTCCAGCCATTAATATATTTTCATCAGAAGCAGTTAAGTATCCAACTTTAATTGACTTTTTTTTATTTTTATAAAAAACTCCTTGTGATGGTAAAGGAACCACATCGTGTGGTAATGTAAAATTTTGTTGAGCGTAGTCTCTAGTTTGATTATCCATATAAAAAAATTAACCGTAAAGTTTATGTGCTTTACGGTTAAGTATAATTGTTATTATTTTTAAATAAATCTTTTCTTTAAAAAATTAGTAAACTAATACACATCTGTCCATTCTTAGTGTTGCTGAGATTGTTGCCAAAGCATCTGCATTGTAAGCTAATGTATTAAAGTTAACATCTGTTAAGAATGTGCCATATAATATCCATTTTTCAACAACAACTCCAGTTGGGTCCAGCATTTCCAAGTCAATGTCTTTCTTATACCCCGCAGCGTATCCCATTCTACCTGTAACAGACTCAGCGTGTAGACGAACCCATTCCATTAGGGCTTGAGCCGCAGAAGGTCCTATTGGGTCTCTAAATGTCACGTTAAGTGTTTGCCAGTTAAATCTACCCGCAACAAATGTTGATGTATTTAAAAAAGGTATTTCTACAGGATTGATAGTGATGTGAGGTCTTTGGGCTGTTTCTACAAACCACTCATTTATTCCCAAACTTGATGGAAATCTTAAAATGAATCGATTCTGACGTTTCGGTTCATACGGTATCGGCATTTTCATTAGTAAATCAGCCATATTATTATAATTTTGTTTTTTTGTTTATTTTTATAAATATATCGTACTTAAAAATTTTTCTATTTACTTTATTTTTAAATAAATTATTTCTTATTTAACTTCCTTCTTAATTCCTCCGGCAGTAGAATAAGTCTTAACTAGTTTATCTGGTTTATCTTTAAAATGTTTATTCATTACTTCAACATTTCTAATATCATCATCAGAAAATCCAATTAATGGTTTATCTGGTATAAATTTATTGCTAATATCTTTTTTTAGATACGCTTTTTTATTTAATAACGATGCCATCCCTTTTATGTATGATACAAAATCATCCATTGCCATAACCTTTAATTCTTCAGGGTTAGCACTAGAACCTCCACCAAACGTTACAGGATGGTATTTGTTAAGTTCTAAATAAGATTTAATAAGTTCATTATCTGACATATCATCTTCATCCACAAAAGACCTATATTTTTTTAAGTTTTTAACTAACTCATTTTTATCAATTCCGTTAAATCCCGTAATAATATAATTGTATATTGCTTGTTTTAATGTGTTTGGATTATGTCCTCTAGCGGTGATTATAGAAAAAATCGACCCATTATTTATTGATTCTTTAAAATCATCAAATGCTGGTCCTGGTTTTGCCTTCATCGCATCAATCAGAAAAGTTTTATCTCCTTCGGTTCTAAAGTTTCTGAAAGGACTTTCAGCAAATCCTACAATTTTTTCTCCATTATAATTAAAGGGTTCTTTACCAATCATTGTTCTATATTCGGCAAAATCTTCAGTACTCATTCCGACTTCATCGCCTTCTTCATTTTTTAGAATAATTTTTGTTGGCATATGAACAATATTATCATCCCAATCGAATGCATAATATTTCATGTCAGGAGTACCTTCTTCTTTAAAACCTTCTTTAAATTCTTTTCTCATGTTAAATTAAAACTGGGATACAAAATGTACCCCAGTTATTTTTATTAGATATTTTCAAACGAAGCACCTGTTGGTGTGATGAAGAACTCAATATCGATGAATTCTAACGCCTTCGTAGGTTTAAGATATATTTTACCTGTTAGTGTATTTCTATCCAAATCTTCTGGAGAAGAAGAAACTGTTACACGGAAATCGTAAAGACCTCTATCTCTTCTGATTGAATCCAAAATAGGATTAACACTATCTAAGAATTGTTGTCTAACGATTTGGTCGTTTTGTTCAAACAATAATCTTACAGCTACAGCAGATATTAACTTACGAGCTTGTAATAATAATCTTCTTACATTCAACCTATTCAACGCTGATTCAGTTACTTGTAAAGTTTTGTTACCCCAAATTACAGTTCCTACATCGGAGAAAGTAGCGATTGGGTTAATTCTACCTTGATAAAGTGTATCTCTATCTTCTTGAGTTAACTTACGTCTAGCTTTAATTGAATTTACAAGACCTCTTGTGTAACCCGCTGATGCGAACCAAGGGAATGCAATGTTATCTGTTAATGCTAAGTTTCTACAAACTTCACCTGTTGGTGGAAGATATATTTGTGTGTTATTTACAGTATCTCTTACAAGTATCCAAGGATAGTAAGTCGCTGTATAGTTTGAGTCAATCCCTGTGTTATCAAGGTTATCAACAGCCTCTTGTGGATAAATCACGTCATATTGACTTGTTCCGTCAGGAGTATACATGTTATAATCTGGTGTTGTTGCGATATACACAGAATCTGCTCTTTGATATTGAACCATACTAATGGCTTCTTCTACTAAGTTTGAGTTATTAACGTAATCGATACCTGGAGTTACAAAAACATTAATGTTTGTTGCTTCAGGATTCGCAAAAGTTAAAATACCAAGTAAGTAAGCGTAGTAGTCAGAGTTTGCAAAATCTTGAGTATTGTTTTGAACAACAATTCTCTTGAACATTCCGTCTCCTGTTGCTGTTGGGTATCTTGTTGAAGGTGCCGCTCCTGCTAAATAACCGGAAGCACCTAATTGGAATCTGTCTTGGTTTGTTCTATATTCTCTATAGATATCCCATCCATCAAATCCACCTGCAAAACATATTGTATATTTTCTTGAGTAAATAAAATAATAAGGATTTTCTTGAGTTTCTGGGTCAAATCTAAAATCTGCAACTCCACATTCAAAAGCAGTTTCACCGCTTGTTAATAATGCGGAACTTGAAATTGAAACTACTGTGGCTCCTGAGTCCATATGGAATCCTTTACTTAAGTAATTCCATGGTGAAGAATCAGTTGCAGTTTCCCACCCAACTACAGGGTTTTGTTTACCTTTATATTCTAAGAAAGATTCATCGATTCCAAGTTGACTTGAGAAACCTAAATAAGTTCTTCTAACAATATCACCACCAGATTCAACAGCATTAGAACCTCCTGAACTTGTTCCGAATGGAGGGTCGAATACTACTTCACCAGGATAATAATATTTTGTTTTATATACAGGGTATGGGGATGGATTATCAACACTCTCATATTCTCTTTGAGTATACCCATAAAATCCACAAGGAAGAGCATCTACAGGATAATCATCTGCCATTTCCAACATAATGTATTTTGAAATTAACGCAAATTCACCATTTGAAGAACCTATTTTTTTAGCAACAAAACTATTTGAACCTGGGTCCATTGTACAATTTGTAAACTTTTCAATAACAATAGGATTTGCATCTGTGTCGTAGAAATTTCTAACTAATACATCAAATGTCATATTATTAAATGATAGATTTGCGATTGAAACTTTAATTTCCGTATTTGCCGCCGCTCCATCAGATATTGAAATAAATTTAAATAATCTATAAACTTTATTACCTCTTAATTCTGAAACTAAGAAAGGAGTTTCCGGTGATTGATATTTTTCTAAATTCCAAGCAATAGATGATGGGTTTTGACTTCTTGCATCTGGAAGAGCAATTAAATCACATTTTAAACCACGAATGTAACCTTTGTTATAAGCATAATTTAATGTTGCTTGATAATACTCTTCAACAAAAATAGGAACTTGAGTTCTGTTTTTACCAAAGTTATCGATACCAAGAACTTTTGTAATATATTTTGAAGAAGATGCTAACATTGAAACTTCAAATGAGAAAGTGTTACTATCTTTAGTAATACCTGAAAGTAAAAATGTTGCGTATGGGTTTTGAGTTATACCAGAATATTGACCATCGCAAATTAATTGAAGATTGTTAGGAACCCAAGTATCGTTATTATTATAATCAATACCAACTTCATAAACAGGTCCGTGGTCAACACTAGTGCTATTATTAGAATATAATGATATACCTCTAGAACGAAGTGTTGAAACAACCATATTATTAAAATTACTATATGCTGTTCCTGTGAAAGAATATGTAGCTCCTGATATTGTACCTGTAAAAGTATTTGATGCTCCAGAAACTAAAGATGTTACAACGTAATCAAAAGAATATCCTGTATAATCATTACCACTTGTAATGTCAAAATTAGCGTAAAGCCAAGGGTCATTAGAAGATGCAGTTAAATCATTTGTTGCCAAATCATTTGTATCACATCCATAAACATTAGTGATTGCAGAATATGTTGCTGTAAGTCCAGTATAATCGTCTTCAGGTATTGCACCATACATAACAACAGTTGTTGCTGATGTTTGAGGACTATCGTAGATAGAATTAATTATATTAGTAAAATCTTGAGATAGTGTTGATACACTACCATCAGATAATCTATATTGTTTGTTTAAGTTAACCAAAATTTCATTAGGTAAAGTAGTTGTGAATGATAACGTATTTGCCGATGAATTACCTGTAAAATTTGCTGTCCAAGTATCCACAGATATTACAGAATTAATATCAATTGTTGTTGGGTCAACATTAGCAATCAAACTAAGACTCCAAGAAGGACCAGCGTCATAACCAGATAATCCTAAAACCCTGGTTACAAATAATTGATTTGATTGTTGTAAATAAGATTTGGCAATATAAGCCGCTTCGTATTTAGGGATTTGAGTATTCACAAACTTAACGGGTTCTGCACCCCCAAAGTAAGCTTGGAATTCATTGTAATTGGTGATAAAAATTGGTTCGAATGCAGGACCTTTTATAGTTTCTCCTACTAAACCTAACGTAGTAACACCGACACTTTGAGCTACAAACGATAAGTCTGTCTCAGAAGTGTATACGCCTGGTGATACATATACTTTTTGATTTGCTTGTGCTGTTGCCATTATTTAATAATTCTATTATGGATTTATTTTAATGATAAATATTCAATAGAATGTGAAAAAACTTGACTTTTAAATATATATTTGTAAATGGTGAGAATTAATTCTGCCTTTTTTCTACCTATGAAAACAAAGAAGGAAATAAAGAACATTAAAATATCACCAGAGTCACATGATGTGTTAAAAAAATACTGTGACAAGAGGGGTATTAAGATTTATAAATTTTTGGAAAATTTAATTTTTGAAAAGTGTAAAGAGAAAAAAGATATCTATGGTGAGAATTAAACTAACTTACAATTATAAACAATTGTAGCATCTTTTGTATCATCATTTTTAGTGACTTCAATTCTTAAAATATCGTTTGTTGTAATTTGAATTATTTCAACGTAACTACCGTAGTAATTGTTGTTTATATAAACGTCAAAAGAATCAACATTATCTGTCGATACTAAATTCATATTTGCCGTAAAATCTATAATATCACTTAATGTATTATTATCAACAACGAATAAAAAGTCTAATTTAAATTCATCAGGATTTTCAGGGAACCTTGAAGGTTTCTTTCTTAAAAGACTTGTATCGAGTTCAAATAATTGAACCACCCTTGAAATAGCTGGTTTAACTTGAAACTCTTCTTCGTCGATTAGATAACCCAACATTGTGAAATCATAATTTTGTATATAATATTTTCTTTTATCCAAATCCATAACAGACTCGTCAGAAATATTATTCATTATTATTGGAACATATTGTCCTTTAATAAAAGTGTATGCTTGTCTCGAAGAAAATTTTTGTAAAACAACTTTGTTTAGTTGATTTAATTCTCTCATTCTATTACAAATAATTTTTACACTATAGTTAATGTCTACAGGTACGGGTTGTGGTATTGTGTATATATCCATACCTTGTCTGTTTCCGTCCCAAGTTGGAACTGATGCGTAATAAAATTGTTTTCTATTTGGTATTGTATATTGTAATGATGGATTTGTTCCGTATTTTACTTCAGGCATTCTAACAACAGTAATGAACGGAAGTTTAACGTTTAAATCGTTATCTTGAAAAGTTCCTGTTTCTGCAAACTGAGACCAGTTTTGTGTTGTAATCATAATATCAATCATAGGTACAACAGCACCTTCACTCACAACTTTTAATTCTTCTTTAACAAAATCTAACATACCTCTATCCAAATCTGCATGTAATACTGATTTAGGTAGATACGTCCCATCTTTATTAATGTATTCCAATAATTGATGTCTGCGTTCAGATAGTTCTTTTTTTGGAACTAACGGTAATGTTTTTTTTATTTGTTTTGGAAACCCCATAATTATTTTTTTGTTACAAATATTTTATCTTTAGAATTTATCATATTAACTTCATTTGCAGAATAAACTGGTTCTTCACTATCTTTATATACAAAAGTATCAAACATATAAGGATTGTATGTTACAACTTTTCCAAATGGTTTTAGAGGTAAATCATCACAAGGAAATTCACAATAATCTAATAATTTACCTATTACAAATGCGTGAACATTTTTACTTTTTTCACTCCTAACTTTTTCCTTACCCCCTTGCCTAACTCTAAATTCAACATCACCAAGTTTAACATAATCGGCATGCATAATAACTTTACCGTCATATGTTACTGAAAAAGTATGTTTATGTAAATTATAATAAACCATAACTTTTTTACCTATAAATAAAGAATCAAATTGAGATTCGTTAATAACAATTTTCATAATATTTTATATTCCTCTAAATTCGTTTTCATTTACAGGAGTTGCAATAACCGTTCTATAAAAAGGACGGACTCCCCCGTACGTATGTTTATTATCTGAAACCACCCTTCCATCATCAGACACACTATAGTATCTTACTTTTTTCTCATTTTCATAATATCCGATATAATCTCCAAACTGAATATCAACATCCATTTCACTAAGAGTTTGTTGATAAATAGAGAATCTTAAATTTCCTGGCTCATCTTGTTGAACTTTTGAAGTTCCAAGTTTTTGATTTGTTGGAGCCATAATCTGAACATAACCCTTAAGTTCAATAGGGGACAAAAATTGAATTCCGTCTTTTAATGCTTCACCATAAACATCATCCGTTTTTGTTTTATACCTATCAACACGATACAATATTATTGTAAAATTCATATCTCCCAATAACCATTCTTCACCCATATTAATATCTAAATTATAATCTTCATCACCAAAGAATTTACCGAGACGTGTTACTGGAACTAATTTTTGCATATTATGTTTATTTTTTCCTTATTGATAAATATTCAAATTATTATTATAATTAACTAATTTAATGAATAAAGAAATAAGTTTAGAATCAAAAGCTATGTCCATCATCGAAACATATGATGGAGGTAATAACTATATTTTTGAACTAAAAAGAAAATCTCAAATCAATAAAAAGTTTTATCCAACAAGAAGTCAATCTGAATATATAATTAACTTCCACGACAAACCCCCAAAGATTGCAAAAAAGTGGGTAATATTAGATACATATTTTGCACAAAAATTGGCTGATGATAAATTATATACACAAATACCTGAAAAAGTTTGGATTGAAAAATTATTAGCAGATAAAGAAAAGGCTTACCATGTTTGGGGAAAAGTTTTTGAAACAGAACAACTTCACGATTTTTGGTTACCAAAGGCATCAATTATTAAAGATAACACAGTAAAAGATGTTGTCATTAATTATGAAAAATATTCTAATCGTCCTCCATTACCACATCAAAAAGAAGCGATTCAAAAGTTAGTTGAAAATAAAAAATTTATTTTGGCCGATGATATGGGTCTTGGAAAAACCACCAGTACAATTATTGCGGCTTTAGAGTCTGGCGTAAAAAAAGTTCTGATAATTTGTCCGGCAACTTTAAAAATAAATTGGAAAAGAGAGATTGAAAATTATACAGATAAGTCGGTGTTTATTTCCGAAGGTAAAAACTTTAGTACGGAACACGATTTTGTTATTATAAATTACGACATAATAAAAAACTTCCATGAAATTAAAAAGAAAGATAAGTCAGAAATTGTTAGAGCCAATTTTGATTTGGTTATTATTGATGAAGCACACTATATCAAAAATGTTACAGCACAAAGAACAAAACTAATTAATGATTTTGTAAAAAATATTGATAGGTTGTGGTTACTATCTGGTACACCGATGACATCAAGACCAATTGATTATTTTAATTTATTAAGTTTGGTTGATTCTCCTACAGCAAAAAATTGGATGGCATATGCCATTAGATATTGCCAAGGATATCAATTTAATGTCGGGGGTAGAAAAGTTTGGAACGTTGTTGGAGCATCAAATTTGGAAGAATTAAGAGATAGGACAGCTCCAACAATCTTAAGAAGATTAAAAGAAGATGTTCTTGATTTACCCGAAAAGATAATCACACCAATCTATCTTAGATTAAAATCTAAAGAATATGAAGAAGTTATGGGTGAATATTATGATTGGTATGATAAAAATCCCGAAGAATCAAAATCATTAACAATTCAGTTTACAAAACTTACAAAAATACGACAAATAATTGCAAATGAAAAAATAGAACAGACAATTGAATTGGCTGAAAATATTATTGAACAAGGAAAAAAAGTGATTGTATTTTGCAACTTTACAGAATCTTTAGAAAAGATAACCCAACACTTTGGTAAAATTGCCGTTAAGTTAAATGGGACAATGTCAAAAATAGAAAAACAAAACAGCGTCGACCAATTTCAAGAAAATGAAAAAATAAAAGTATTTGTTGGTAATATTAAAGCTGCAGGTGTTGGTATTACACTAACCGCCGCTGAAGCTGTCATAATGAATGATTTATCTTTTTTACCTTCAGACCACTCACAAGCAGAAGACCGTAGTTATAGATACGGTCAAAAAAATAATGTTTTGGTTTACTACCCAATATTTGAAAACACAATTGAAGGTGTCATATATGACATATTAAATAATAAAAAACAAGTAATTGCCACAGTGATGGGAGATAATCAAAACTCCGCCAACGCAGCTGAAGAAATATTACAAAGAATTAATGAGTTAAGGCAATAATTATATGTCATAGTCAATATGTGAAATAGAACATTATTGATGATATTTATTATAAAAAAAGATATGCCTGTAATACCAGAACCAGAAAGGTCAAAAATATATACAAGAGTTAGACATTTATTGGGGGCTCCATTAAGAAGTGTTGAAATTGAAGATGAAATGATGGATTCTTTAATGGAACTTTCTATTCAAGACTATGAACAATATACTTTAGATTGGTTGATAGAAAGTCAGTGGGTTAACTTAGTTAATTTAAATATGTCTGAAAAATCCGTGGCAAATGCATTGATAACAAGAACTATGGATTTTGAACAACAATTTGCTTATTCATATTCAAAAATTGTTGGTTTACAAACAATGGGTCCATGGGTTTTAAAAAAGGATTATTTTGTATTAAGTGCCAATACACAAAATTACGAAATACCTGCCGGTAGAGAAATAAATGAACTTCTTTGGTTTAGTAATCAGGCTTGGACGGCATTTGGTTTGGGTGGGTTTGCTGGTGTTGGTGGTGGTATAGGACTTGGCGGTGACCAAGCAGGGTTCGCTCAAATGGGCAATCAAGGTTCTTATTATATGATGTCAGGATTTGATTATTTAATCAGAATGCAAGAAGCCAATATTCTTAACAGAATACTAGGTGGTTCATTAACATATAGAGTTACAGGATTACCTGATGGTAAGAAAAATGTTATGTTATATAATACACCAGGAGGAAGATTTAATTGGAATAATTATAGCATGTACGTAGGAAAAGCTGTTTGGTATTGGTATTATGATGTGGGGCCTGATGATAGAGCGGCGTGTTTAAAACAAAATAAAGATGTAATAAAATTACCTTCTGATGTTCCTCTTGAAGAATTAAATTGGGTTGATTTAAATGTACCAGCACAACAATGGGTAAGAAGATGGTTTACCGCATACGTTAAAGAAACGCTAGGTAGAGTTAGAGGAAAATATAGTGGTAACTTAAAAACACCTGATTCCGAAATTACAATGGATTATACCAGTCTTTTAACAGAAGGAAAAGATGAAAAAACAAAATTAGAAGAAGAATTAAAATTACGACTTGAAAGATTAAGGCCTGAAAAACAAATGGAAAAAGAAGCTTTAATTGCGGAAAATTTAAATAAACAAATGAAGTTTAGGGCTTTCCCAAGACAAATATATGTAATATAATTATTTATGGCAATAATAAGAACAATACCATCACAAAAAATTATTAACGGACAAGTAATCAACACTTCAGAAGTATCTTTAATTTCCGAATTAGAATATAGTACAAACGGTGAAGATTGTATTGTAACTATGGGAGTTTCAGAATCTACAATTATTTTAAATTCAAAAACAACAGACCATGTTGTTGTTAAATCGATGATTAAAACAACAATAAAGCCTGATGTTAATAGAATTGATGAAGACTATGACGAAATTTTATTGGACAGATACGCTTGTGTCGAATTTAGATTTTGTGGAGGTAGTTGGTATATTTTAAGTTCAGACGGGTTGAAGCAATCTTAACTTATCTTCCCAACCTTCTTCAGCCAATTTATACATATAATTTGAATCAAGACCTCTTTTTTCCCAATAAGATATTTCTCCGTCAGACAATGTCATAACTTCTTCTAAACTATCTTGAGAACCTTCGTCTAATGGATTTCCATTTATAAGTTCACATTGGGACGTTGTAAATATACCTCTTTCGGCAGGGTCACTAACAATTAATCCATTTCTAACTTCATCTTTAAAAACAACCATTAAAGGTTCAATTCTTTTGTTAAATGTTGCAATTGCTCTTGGTACATTATAGTCTCCAGTTAACTTAGGGTCTGTATCCAAAATATCTTTATCTAACATATAACAATTAACCATTACACCATCGGTGATAGGTTTAGATTTTGGATTGTTAAATAAATTAACAGCATTTGTATCTTTTATTTGTTTTACAGTCATCTTTTGAACATCTCCCTGAGAAGCTTTATTTCCGTTATTAACATACATAATAACATCACCCAAATTAACACTTAAGTTATTTTGTATTGCAAGTTCCATATGTGCCATTCTACTCATACTATTTCCAGATTTAGTTTTAGTCGACAGCCTTTTTTTATAATCATCAAGAGTTAATTTAACTTTAGCTCTCTGTGCGATTTTACTTAACGGTATTTTTTTATCAAATATTTTTTGTAGATATTCATAATAATATTCCACAAACAATTTTCCGTTTCCCTCTAATAAAAATTTAATTCCGATATCCAAAAACTCCTCAATATATAAAGGAAGTTTTTTTGATTTAATACTATTACCCGTTAGTTTTATTTTTCCTTTCGCATCCATTACCGCATAATTCTTACGAGCCAAATTAATACATGAAGGCCAAACACCATCAGTATCAAGAGCCATCTCACCTCTCATAAAAATGTCGTTATATTCTGCAACGTCCGCTTCAGGACCAGTATACTTTAAACCCTCTTTAACCTTCCAATTTAGACCTCTACCAATATACGTGTGTTCATCCACGTTATCGGGAGATGAGAAGTTTACACCATCCGTATCCATCACCAGAGGGGTATATCCACGAGACATAAAGAATTTAATCATTTGACGAAGATATTGTCTACCTGTACAGGTAATTTGTTCTCCCATAAACATATCTCCCCAAGCATAAACTTGAGGTGCCGATAACGCACCGAACATTGAGTTAATGAATATTTTAATCGGTAATTGTTTATTACCATATGATGCTGACTTTTCGGGGTCAGTAGTATAATACTTTTCAGCAAGTTCTTTATACTTGATACGAGTGTCCCTAAAATACTTTAACATTCCTTTCATTGCTCCTGTCACATCACATTCAGGAAATACATCATGAACCAATTGGATTGAAGGATATAGTGAACTAAAGTCAAGTTTTAAAACATTCTTTGAGTATCCCACTTTTAACAATCTAGATAGACCACCGACAAAATCAGTTTTACCTTGTTTTGCGGGAATGGCCAAATTATGTTTATAAGACCAAGCCAACATTAACATTTTCCATAAAGTTGCTGTACCCATTGTAGATACCCTTTCATATGTTGTTGGAATCATGGATGCTAATAGAAACGACGCTTGATTAAATTCATGGTCAACCTTTAAAGTTTCATCCAAGTCATCATCAAGATACATCTCAACCAATTTATCCCCTGTTATTCTTTGATATATTCCAGGAAACTTTATATCTAAATCAGTATATTCTGTGGCTTTTTTGTAATTACCGTTGGTTACATTTAACCAATATTCTTCTTTATTCTTATACATCTTACCAATATCTTCATGGTCAATGTAAACTCGGTCAGCAGATTCTCCTTTAATATATTTTGTAATATATTTCAAACCAGCACTCTTAATACTTGAATTAATCGCTTGAGCTCTACGAACCGCATGAATAATATCAATACTATTATAACCCCATATCGATGTCTGAACAAAACTCTCAACCTCGTTGGCAAGTTTTAACATACTATCTTTTCTTGTAAACGAATGTTGGGGGTGTAAAGATTTACAAATCTTTTTAGGGTCAATCTTTAAAATTCTACATCTTTCAAATATCCAATACCAATCGAAGTTTGCAGAATTATAACCTGAAATAATACTTGGTTTTAACTCATCAATAACTTTGAAGAATTCTATAATTGCCCCTTTTTCTTGGTCCTCATCAATACATTCAATAACCCTGTGATATCCTTTATTGGTTTTTATACCAATCATGAATATCTGGCCATTTTCAGGTTCTAATGAAGTTGTCTCCAAGTCAAATACAAGTCTCGTAATTTGATTATAATCTTCAAATCCTTTAAATAATCTTTTTTCTCGTGCAATTAGATATTGTTCTACAGGAGGTAGAATTATAATTTTATCTTTACTCTTATCACCCCAAGGGTCACATCCACCATCCCTAAAAAATTGAATTAACTCTCTATAACCTTTTAATGATTTAACCATAAAAGTCATACCATTATTAAGCCTTTCATTATCATGAGTTTCTAATTTCTCAATCATAATACCATACTTAGTCATGGCTTCTTTCTGAACTCCTTTGGAGTCATTATAAAACTTTAGTCCGCGTAAATCACCAACCCAAGCAAATGGGATAAATGTGTCTTTTCTAATTTCTTTTCCTTTACCAGGAATTTCTTTGATTTTGTAAATTGAATTAGATAAGTAGTCAAATTCGATTGCTACAATAAATTCTTCGGGGTCATTACCTAATAGGAATGATTCAATCTCTTCGTTAGATATCATAATAGTTTATTTAAAATGGTTCATTAGCTTTCACATTATAGTGAAGTTAACCTTAATAAATAAATATAAAAAATGATTTTGATTAATCAAATTAACAACAAGCAGTTTCAGAAATAAATGAATCTTGAATATTAATATACAATTCTTCTCTTAATGGTAATATAAGATTTCCTTCATCATTTTTAATTAAAAATTGACCTTGGTATCTTCCCGGAGTATTTGTATCTCTACTTGTAAATTTAAAATATATATAATATTCTGTTGTTGAACCTTCAGGTAAAAGTAAACCAACGATATCTGCGGGGGCCGAAACAATTTTAGGTATTCCGGTTTGAACATCAATCATTGAAAAATAAATTGATGATATTATCAAATCATTCATGAATTGGTCATATCCGCTTCTACCGTCTTTAACAACTTGCATTTTTAAAACAGGCAAAGTTGCATTCTTTTTGATAAAAAATTCCATAACAATAAATATATTGTTATGACTCTTTTCTAAGCCCCCTGTCGTAATGTTCAAATCTATTATGTTC